AATTTAACCGGGTACTCAACATCTGGCTCTTTTGTCGCACAGGAAAAGGAAGCGGATTATGTAGGGTCTTCCAGTAATTCATTGTTCAGTAGGGTCATTGAACAAAAAATCTTTTCTCGCAATCTCGTTTCAGCAGTTGCTGAGTTTTTTGCAAGCGAAAGTTCAGCCTCAGCCGGAAGTTCTACCGGCGCCGTCGGCGTTTTTGTTGGTTCAATGTACACGCTTGGCACAAGTGCGATTGGGCACATTGTCAATGCAAGCCTTGAAATGATTGACATTTCAGCAAACGAAAAGGACTTTCACGCCCTTCGAGCAAATGCTTCGCCTATGGAATTCGCAACTGAAGGGGCGAAGTCGCAAGAATCATACAAAGACTCTGCTATTTACGAAGTTCCAACGACTTCCAACGCCTCTTCGAAGTCTTCCTCTGTTGCGTCTGAACTCCTTCAGACTTTTGCAACAACAGTGGATAAGAGTTACCTGACGCTAAAAGACTCGTCTTTTGTGGAACTTCTTTCGATTTCTACATCGGTAAAAACACTCGTTGCTGTCGGAACGGTGGGCAACGTGGGCGTAAGCGCCATTGTCCAAAACCTGTTGAGCAGTGGTGTTTCATTCCGCTCAATGGCACGAAACAGCCAAACCTATGAGGTTGAAGAAACGGTTGCATCTAACTCATCTGGACGCAACAAGTCAAATGCAACGTCTGAATTGGAAGAATCGACCTCCGCCAAGGTCTCTGGATTCACCAAGTACGGAAATGCCTCCGAAAAAGAACTCTCTACAAGTTCAAAAATTGCTTCCTACTTTGGAAATGCCGTTATTTCCCTCTTGGACTACATGTCTGATGGCAACGCAACAGCCCGTGTAAAAGACTCGGCAATTGCCCTGGTGGAGAAAAACGCTTCGACCCAAAGCACTCAGAGAAACAAGATTGCGTCCGACTACATTCTCGAAAGAGCGTCAGATTCTCGCTCCGCCGAGAAAGACCGAACGGGAAGCGCAACCGAAACCGGGAAATCAACCTCCTCCAAGGTGTACTCGTTCACCAAGGCAACCCAGGTCGCAGAGCGCCTTATTCCGGCAGTGGGCTCATTCAGGACAATTGCCAGAAGTAACGCAACCTCAGAAAAGCCCAAATCCGCTAACACGAAAACAACCGTCCTTCAAAGGGCTTCCAGCGTTGAGGAAAACCTTAAAACCACATCAGTACGCTCTAGTAGTTATGTTGCTTCCAGCGCCAGCGTAATCACCTCGGCGAGCGAAGTTATCAAATCGGCACTGTTCTTTGGTCTCGGCGACGGAATCCTCACCGAAGTAGCAAGCGAAGTTTATTACTTGCTTTCGATAAAAAACACTTTTATTGGGACTTACCAAGACCCAATCAACTTGGCTCCATTCCAAGACCCAGCCGATTCTTTGCCTTTTACAGACCCAGCCGATTCGAGATACGCCAGAGACAGGAATACATTCGGGAACTTTACCGAAGACGGTGTATCCTCGTATGAGGAATAGGAAGGAAAAATGTCTACAAGCCTTAATTACCCAACGCCAGCCGCAAGCCTTCCAGATGCCCAATTTACTTGGTTAGACCACCAAAATAACGTCATCGACTTCAGCACGGGATGGACTTTTAAGATGACCATTGGTCGTCCGCCAAACTCTGCTGCGATTACGAAGACGACAAATATCAGTGGAACAAGCGGTCTTGACGGCGACGGCAATCCAATCCCAAACCTCAACGTTGTTTGGGGAAATAGCGAGTTGAGCGTATTGACTTCAGGTGTTTGGTATTTCCAAATCACTGCAACAAACTCCAGCGGTCAACAAAGAATCCTTAGCGGTTCTTTGCGAATCGACGCTTCAATCATTCAATAAGGACAAGCCATGACGTGGACATATTCAGCAGACCCAACAAGTTCACCAAAGGATGCTGTCCGCTTCCTTATTGGGGATACCCTCGATTCCGACCCACAGGTTCAAGACGAGGAAATTAACTTCAACCTTTTGGAAGTTAACAACGAAATCTACCGAGCAGCAGCCAACACCTGCCTCAACATTTCCTCCATCTACGCTCGCCAGGCACAACAGGTCAGTAAGACCGTTGGTGGCTTGTCACTCAGCCAGGAATACGCAGACCGTGGGCAACGCTATGAAAAACTTGCTTCCGAACTTCTTATGCGAAGCCGTCGTGTTGCGCCCCCAATTCCAAATGCAGACCCACGTGCCCTGGGCGCAGAGTTTGTTATGGGAGAATTCGACGTTTACTACGCCATCGGCAACACATGGCCAAGCAATTCGGCTCTTGGAGTTTCTACCACTTACGGAACTGGAACGGATGCTGACTACGGCGGAGAGGCTGACCTTGGCATTGAACCCTACGATGGTGAAGACCCAGGTGTTGGTGGGGAGTTTGCTTAATGCCCATCGACCCCGAACTTGTCGAGTTAATGACGCAAGTTATTTATCTCGAAAACCCAGCGTCATATGTAGCGCCCACCGCTAACGCACCTCTTGACCCATATGGTCGTCACTCGGCGACAAATAACAGCGTTGAAAAGTGGCAAGCCCCCGTTCAGTACTACTGTCGCTTAGAGTTTGAGACGAAAATCTTCTCCGATGACCAGGGGCGAAACCGCCAAAGTTCTGGTCGTGCTTACTTAACGGCATTTCACCCCGAGGTAAGCACGGAAAGCCGTGTCACCATCCCAAGTATGACGCAACCCGCCTTGCGTAACCCTGTAATTCAATTTATTGACAACAATTACGACGAGTCTGGACCGTACTCAACAACAATTCACTTTGAGTAGGTCTTATGCACTTTAAGACCAAACTGGATACGTCAAATTTCAAGGGAAACCTAGCCAACCCTTCTCAAAACAAAGAAGTTCAACAGAACATTCGTAAAGCGGTTCAAGCGTCAATTGATGAAATCATTAAAGACGTTTACGACGAAAGCCAAAAACTTGTCCCGGTAAAAACTGGTGCGCTAAAGGCGTCTGGGCAAATAGTTAAGTCATCACAGCCTTTTGATAACGGTCTTTACGACTCGACCGTTCAGTACGGCAACGAGCAAGTCGCCTATGCTGTTTACGTTCACGAAGATTTGACCAAACACCACCTTGCACCGACGCAAGCGAAGTTTCTTGAAATCCCGCTTTCGAGAAACAGGCCACGCATTATTGAACTTATGAAGACAAATATTGGAAAGGTTTGGAAAAAATAATGGCTTTAATTGACGACATTGCAACATTTTTAAGCGCAAAAATCACCACGATGGACAGTGGCACCGAAGGGCTCATTGAAGGCGTAGACCTCTTCATCGGACGAATTCCAGCCGAGGCGCCAGACGCTGTTGTGCTTGTTCAGCAATACGAGGGAATGGCTCCATCATTCACGATGGGCACACAAGTTTCTGCGATGGAAGCACCACGTATCCAAATTCTTGTCCGTGGCGTTCGTGAAGACTACCCAGGTACCTATGCGTGGGCTCGATTGGTTCGAGACACCCTTGCTGGATGGGCTGTACCTGACTCGACGTACTTCCCCTACGTTGCTCGTATTGAGCCATTGAACATTCCAAACCCAATGCCCTATGACGAGTTGGAACGACCTTCTTTCACCATGAACTTTGAATTCCACACAAACGCTGGCGCTGACGGATTCCCAATCGTATGAGTGAATTGGACATTGTTGTTCAGAGCATACGTGCTGCTCGGATGGCGAACGAGGCTTCGATTAACGCACTCAACGCCGTTGAGAGACTTTTGCTCGGCGGAGAAGAAGAATCACCAGAAGAGACCATCGACCAGCCCATCGACCTTGGCGTGTTACCCTGTACGCACAAACTTGCAGTTAAGGTAGAAACCCTTGACGGTGGGTTCTTGGTGTGTGATTGCGGACACCAAGAATTAATTGATTCTTGACAACTAAACCCCCGTAGTGTATACTATTAAGGTAGCGATGTCAAGAAAAGGGAGATTGAAATGGCAAAGCGAACCGGCACCATAGAAGTGCGGGATATGAAAACAGTGAATGAATGGAACGGTTTTACCACCGGCGACCCAATCAAGGTTCTTGGGGAGCGTGGGGAGTTCACATTTCGATGGGCACAGATGGATGACGACGGAGAAACCGTGAAGTCAGTCTGCGTGATTGGCGGTGCCAAAGGGCACAATGCCTTCCGTCACTTCTACCCAGACCGCTTGAAGCCAATCCCAAGGCGTCGCACCAGAAGGTCTAAGTCTTCCAACGAAGAAGAGTAAAACCCCCTTATTAGCAATAACCCCTTGGGAACCGTAGTTGGTACCCAGGGGGTTTTTCATTTTCGGTGGTACGATTTGAGTCTAGAAGACCCAATTTCGCTACGGCAGGTGTTATGGCAAAGTTAAAGCAGACGACCTACAAGGTTACGAACCTGTCACCGTTGACTTACAACGGCAAGACCGCTGACGTAGGCGAACTGGTAAACGACCTTCCCGGTGAGTCAATTTCATGGCTCCTGGAAGGCGGACACATCGTCCCGGTTGAGGAGGAAAAGTAATGGCTAACTTCCTTCACGGTAAGAATACACGGGTACTTTTTAGCAACCCCTCCTCGAATGTCGCTTATGACATCTCACAGTTCTTCAATGATGCCTCTGTTTCCACGTCAATCGACGCAACAGAAACAACCACCTTCCAAACCGGCGGAGTTAAGTCCTACATCCCAGGTTTGAAGGAAGGCGTTATTTCCCTTTCCGGGCTTTACGACGGTACCGCATCAGGTATAGACCAGATTTTGACGACTGCAATTAGCAACTCCGGCGACCAGGCGACCTTGGTTTTCCCCGCTGGCGGAACAACAGACAATGAAATTGGATACTTGGCTAACGGCATTGCCACCAAGTACGACTTAAAATCACCAGTTTCTGGCGTTGTCGCAGTCGACGCAGAGGTTCAGGCAGACGGCGGTGTATGGCGTGGACGTGGAAAGTACTTTACTGCCACGGGCACAGGATACACAGTCGCCTACAACAATGGAAGCGCCTCCACCAATGGTGGATTATTGGTGATTGGGGTGTTGGCTTTGTCCGGCGCACTAAGCCTGAACTTCCAACACTCCAACGACGGCATCACCTACGTAAACGCAACTTCAGCGATTACTTCGGTTGGTACGCAGGTGGACACCAGTGCTTCACTACCAAACCCCATTCGTCAGTACACCCGTTTGAACTGGACACTGACGGGTACAAACCCCTCTGCAACAATCTTCTTCGGGTTCGCCCGATTCTAGAAAGGAATTAACAATGGCAACTTTCCAGCACGGTAAGAACGCTTATTTAGCCATCGGATACGACACATCCGCATCACCAACGACGGTTGGCTCGTCGGCAACCACATCAAGCCTTCCCCTCACGGGCGAAAGCACGATGTTGAGCGGTGGAATCCCAACCTTGGTTGGCGGTTCTGTCTACGGAATGTTTGTCAACGGCGTACCTTGCGGTTCAGCATCGGTTCCAACATCGACAACGACCCTTGCCTCGGGGCTTTTGCTTCCATCGGCTCCAGCCTCTGGCTCGGTAGTTCTTCCAATGGTAAACATTTCCCAGTTCACCAATGACCTTGGATTCCCACAGGC